TAGTCGCAATATCAGGTGGTACAGCACAAGCAAGTATTAAGAACGAAGATATTGATAATATTGTTTGGGAAAATGGTACAACACCAATACCTAAAGCTGATATTGAAGCTAAATTAGTTGAAATTCAAGCTGAAGAAGATGCGGCAGTAGCAAAAAAAGCTACAGACAAAGCAAATGCTAAAGCAAAGTTAATTGCAGGAGAAGCATTAACTGCTGATGAAGCTGATACAATAGTTTTATAATTACTGCTAAAATCATGGAGAGTGCCTATGGTAAGATGGCTTGCCTTTGCATTAACTATGCTTGGCACTTGGTTATTAACCAATACTAATATTAATTTATTTTCATTAGGTTGGGGTATTTCAGGATTATCAACATTAGCTTGGGCGTATTTTGGTTTTAAAGATCGAGATTATCCTAGAGCTTTAATGGAACTATGTTTTGTAGTTCTATGTATAAGAGGAGTAATCAATTTTTATTAACAACAATGCCAAGAAAAAAACAAAACCAAGATGTTCTTAATGAGCGTCTTGGATTACGTATATCTTCACACGAAAAAGTTTGTGCTGAACGTATGAAGACATTGTTTAAATCTATAGAAGAATTAAAAGTTGAAGTTAAATCATTGAGAAGTGACGTATCAAAAGGTAAAGGAATGATACATGTATTAGTATTTCTTGGAGGTTTAGCTGCAGCAATTCTAGGATTTATTCAATACAATGGCAAATAAAAAAGAAAAATCTCTTAATGAACTAATCGAAGATGCTGAAGATAAAATAGCAGAAGCTCAAGATTGTTTACAAAAAATTAAAAATAAAATTGAAGAAGAAGACGACATGGAAGAGTTTGTTCGTGGTTTACCATAATGGCAAAAAAGAAAAATAATCTATATGCAAAAGTAGAACACGAAACTAGATCAAAATTTAAAAAAACAAGTATTGGACGAAGGCCAAGTAAAGCTATGCAAAACAAAGCTACAAGACGTTCAACTAAAAAATATAGAGGACAAGGTAGATGAAAATAGCTTTATTTATGATTATGTGCAGCGCTGCTGCTAATACATGCATGGATCCTTTTAAATTTTCAACACACGATACTCATTATGATTGTTTAAAAGCTGGATATGAAGAGTCAATTAATAAAATTGATGAAATTGGAAAACAAGAAATAAACAAACACAGAATTTTTGTAAAATTTATTTGCACACCTGATACAGAAGTTAAAATAGAAACTGGAGTATAATAATGTACGATCAATTAAAAGAACGAATAAAAAAACACGAAGGATTTGTTCCTAAAATATATAAGGATAGTTTAGGAAAAAAGACCATCGGTTACGGACACTTAATAACAGAGGAAGATACTTATGAAGAAGGTAAAGAATATTCTAAAGAAGATCTGGAAGCTTGTTTTGAAAAAGATTTCAACAATGCCGTACAATCCGCCGAGAATGTAATTGGTAATATTGATTTATTACCAAATGCTAAAGAAGTAATAATCGAAATGTGCTTTCAGCTAGGAGGTCATGGTGTTAGTAAATTTAAAAACATGTGGGCTTATTTAGGTGATGGTGATTATATTAACGCTGGTAACGAAATGTTAGATAGCCGTTGGTACCAACAAACTCCTAATAGAGCTAAAGAACTTTCAGATATTATGAAAGGTTGTCATTTATAATGTGGTTTAGTGCAATAAAATTAGCTTTAAATGCTGGTACGCATATTTACAAAAAGAAACAAGAAACTAAAATGCGTATGGCAGATGCTCAGGCAGCTCACGCACAAAAGATGGCTAATGGTGAACTTGAGTATAGTGGAAAATTATTAGAAGCTCGTCAATCAGATTGGAAAGACGAATTTGTTTTGGTCGTACTTACACTGCCGATTTTGGTAATTGCGTACGGAGTTTTTAGTGATGATCCAGCAGCTTCAGCAAAAATAAAAGAATTTTTTGAACAGTTCCAGCAACTACCGTCATGGTTTACAAATTTGTGGATTTTAGTTGTTGCTAGTATTTATGGAATAAAAGGTACACAAATATTTAGAAACGGCAAGAAATGAAAATAAGCGAAAATACAAACATTGGTCTTCCGTTGCGTAACTTAATTGGTTTGATCGGTGCAATAGTTTTAGGTGCATGGTTTGCATTTGGAGTAATAGAAAGATTAAATAAATTAGAAACATCAGATACTTTATTTCAAGCTGATCTTCTTAAAAAAGCAGAACAAGAACCAAAAAATTTAGAATTATACATGTTGATCGAACACCTTGCCGGTCAAATAGAATCAATTGAAAAAGAAATTGAAGCATCAAGGTATAACAAAGTAAACATAGATCATCTTAAAGAACAAGTTGATACTATAAATAAACACATAGAAAAATTAAGAAATGGGAGTCATTAATGGTCGAAACTGTAATAGCACTTTTACTTATCGTAGATCACGAAATTAAAGAGCACAGAATACAAGATTCTTTAAGTAAATGCTTAAAAGGTAAACGTGTTGCAGAACGAGAATTAAAAGATTCAGATAGAGTTCAATACAAATGTATTAAATCAAAAGCAAATATTGAAATCTATATGGGTGAAAAGAAAATAACATCTTTAATTATGGAGTAAAATTATGATAGATAAAAAAATAATATACACACAAATACATCACTTCTGGAACGATCATAGATACGTTGTGATAGCTACAGCCATTGTACTTTTAGTTGCAATAATATTGTAACTTAATGAAAGACTCACAAAAAAAACGGAGTGTCGTTTGGCACATATATCATACTATTTTAGCTATTGAATTAGGAATTGTAGCTACAATAGAATTTATAGAGTTGCTAATGACAATTAATTAATATGACAATACCTGACTTTATAGACAAGTACATAGTACCAATACAAATTTGGTCTTTACACAATAGAACTGAAATAGTTTATTTTACTGCTGGATTTATTCTTGGTGCGTTAATTTTTTAGTATGAAAGATAACGAGCCAAAAAAAGATTTAACAACTAAAGAAAAAGCAAATGAAATAGTTGATATGCTTATAAATCAAGCTCACAAAAAATTAACTTCTGGTGAAGATCTAACTGCATCAGAAATGAAAGTTTGTTTAGATGTTTGTAAAACTTACGGTACTGGAGTTACTGCAAGTTCAGATGTCGATTTACTTTCAGATTTACCATTTGAAGACGAGGATAAACAAAAATGACAACACCAGCTAAATTAAAGATTTTTAAAAATTTTTTATATTTAGCTTGGAAACATTTACAATTACCAGAACCAACTGAAATACAATATCAGATGGCAGACTATCTTCAATATGGTCCAAAGCGTTTATGTATTCAAGCTTTTAGAGGAGCAGGAAAATCATGGATTACTTCAGCATTTGCTTGTTGGAACTGGTTAATGGATCCTCAAAAGAATATTTTGGTTATCTCTGCGTCTAAAACTAGGGCTGATGACTTTAGTACATTTACTCAAAGACTAATAAATGAAATTCCAATACTAGCTCATTTGCAACCAAACGATGACCAAAGATCAAGTAAAGTATCTTTTGATGTTGGACCAGCAAGAGCATCACACGCTCCTAGTTGTAAATCTATGGGTATTACAGGTCAATTAACAGGTTCTAGAGCTGACTTAATTATTGCTGACGACGTTGAATCAGCTAACAACTCTCAAACACAATTAATGAGAGATAGACTATCTGAGACAGTTAAAGAGTTTGATTCAATTATTAAACCAGAAATAGGACGTATTGTATTTCTTGGAACACCACAAACAGAATTATCAATTTATAACGAATTAGAAGAAAGAGGTTATAAAACACAAATTTGGCCTGCAAGATTTCCTGATAGTAAAGCTATTGTTAGTTACGGTCATAAACTTGCAAAACAAATATTAGAACAAAATAAAAAATACAAACCAGGTCAACCATTAGATCCAAAAAGATTTGACGAAGTTGACTTAATGGAAAGAGAAGCATCTTACGGTAGATCAGGATTTTCTCTACAATTTATGTTAGACACAACTTTATCTGACACAAATAAATATCCATTAAAATTAAACGATCTAATTATTATGTCAGGTTGTTCAACTTGGAAAGAAGCTCCGGGTAAAGTACAATGGGCAAACAGCATAGATCAAATTAAAGCTCTTGACTCAGAGCTGCCAAATGTAGGTTTAAAAGGAGATTACTTTGTAGCTCCTATGCACACTTCACAACATTACTTTCCATTTGAAGGTTCTGTTATGAGCATTGATCCAGCAGGAAGAGGAGCCGATAGAACAGCTTACGCTGTTATTAAGATGCTCAATGGGATATTATATCTCACAGATATTGGATCACTTGAAGGCGGTTATGATGAAAAGACTTTAGTCGATTTGGCATTAGCAGCTAAAAAAGGAAATTGTAACGCTATTACTATTGAAAGTAACTTTGG